TATCGTGATTCTTGCCATCGGCAGATATAAACACCCAATCTGTCATTTTTCTCTTGTTCAGTTTTTCTTACAACGTGGACATCGAGCAAGCATGTATAAATTCAGGTGTACATTTTTTCATTGCCTTCATTATTCTTCAATTAACATACCCACCTACTAATTTTTAAAAAGGAGTTGGATCCCATATTAATCTAGATTTGACTTTGTCATCTCCAACATATAATTACTCAAAAGTTTTGGCAAATATTTTATAAGTATTGCTATTGGCATTTAGGAAATCTAGCTCATTATATATTTATTGATATAATGACCTCTTTTTAGAAGGTCTAGATTTTATGTAATCCTAAATGTCATGATGATCTTAATGAATAAGAGCTCTTATTTGAGTAATTTTATCTTACATATACCTCTGAGTAAAGGTGTTATATTTCTACCACTTTTTTAGATCAGGTTATATGAGATGACCACAATGTCTAGATAATAAAGCTTCAACTAATGTTTTTAAAGATTTTTATTCAACAAATTTGGGTCTGCTACATTCAAATTTTGTGGATGGGCGATATAACAATCTATCATTAGGAAAAAATAAATCTTTGTCAAGGTTATCAGCTAAATTCCTTAGATTCTAAGGTGTAATTGATTAATTATTAACAGTTATTTTTTCCAAATATGAACCTGTATCTTTTTAGATTAATTTATCAGAGAATTTCTTTTCGAAGTAGTGAATAGGTTGTTTCACTACATTCAACCAATCTTTGAAACCACCATATCTAATATTGGCATCTAAATTGTTAAAAGCATTATTAGAATAACTAATAAGTTAATCATATTCTTCTTCTGATATTAATCCAGATATAATTTTTGGTTCTATATTTAATAAAAAGTTATATCTTTCAAGTTATTTCTCTATGAGAGGGATGATAAAAGGATAAGTTTAACCTTAATCTTTCTTCACTTAATTAAAGACCAAGATATAATTTTTTAACTAGTAATTTCTATATACACTGACCAAGGTACTATTAAGATAATATGTCAGATATGATATAGATACTGTTAAAAAGATTAAAGTAAACTCTCTCCTTAAAACAAACCAAGATAGATAATAATTGAAACCACTAAAACAATAGGAACACGCAATTGCTAGAATAAATAATATTTAAAATAGTTATTTTGCAACACCAAGTAAGGATTAAACATATACTTTCATATATTCCCAATATTTTACAGAAATTCTATATGCTAAATAGCAAGTGAATAATTCTATAATTATAGTACTAAATAGTACAAATATTAAGAACACAATTATATGTATG